AGTCGATAAAGATATGAGAACTGTACCTTGCAAGCTGATTGCTGAAGATACAATCGAACATATCACAGAGAAGAAAGCAAACAGACATTGGTTAGAGATGTCACTAGCTGGTGATGCTGGTGATGGCATCATAGGTATCAAAGGTATGGGTATGGTTACAGCCAGCAAGACTCTAACTAATACACCTGATACTCTTGATGCACTTTGGACTAAGGTATTAGATACTTATACTAAGAAAGGTTACAGTCTTGGTGATGCTATTCTCAATGCAAGACTGACAAGAATATTACGAGAAGGAGATTACGATTACAATACAGGAGAAGTAAAACTTTGGAACCCATGAAGAAACCCCCAAGACGAGTCACTTGTCTCAGGGGTTTCAACGCTTTACCAATGGGTAACCACTCCCATTGATTTAATGATAGCATAGAATCATGGCAAATCCATTACTACCACCAATCACAAATGAATTGATTGCTGGTCTTGAAGCTGCATTTCCACACCGACACCCTGACTTGTCATTATCTGATAGAGAGATATGGTATAAAGCAGGGCAACGATTTGTTGTGGACTACCTAATTGAACAACAGAAAAGGCAACAGGAAACTATGCTCGATCAAAAACTTTTGGAGAAGTAACTATGTGTATAGGTGGTAGTCCAAGCTATGCAGTTCCGCAACGACAGGAAGCAGCATTTAAAGATGCACCGCCTGTTGTGACAGGTTCACAGACAGGTGTAGATAATCCTAAAGATACTAAGAAAGCTACAGAAGAATTAAAAATAAGGAGACAGAAGAAAGAAGGAACTTATATAGATCCCAACCTATCAAGAACAGAAGAGTTGTTGACAGGTAGAACTGGTGGTGGACTTGGAGCAAAAGCAAAAAGTTTACGTGCTGCTAGACTGAAGAGAGGTTACTCAAGAGGTAACCCAACAAAAGCACAACGCATGGCAAAGGCTAGAATGAATAACAAGTCCATGTCCAGAAAAGGAGGGAGAGTTTAATTATGTGCAGAGGAGGATCACCACCGCCACCACCACCACCCCCACCAAGTCCAGTACCACCACCCCCTCAACCAACTGCGAGAAGGGTTGTTACTGGCAGTCAAAGGTCTGCAACTATGACTCGAAGAAGGGCAGATGAAACTGGTGGTGGAAGAAGAACTAACAGGCTTGGTACTCTAAGAAGATTAGGTACTAAATCTTTGCGTATTCCTTTATTGAATATAAGTGATTTGAACTATCCTTTATAGCATGGCTTACTCACCCAATAAGAAAACAGCAGCAGCTTTGTATGCTCTGTATGAACAAGAAAGATCAACCTTTCTTAGAGAAGCTAGGGATTCGTCAAAGCTTACCTTGCCTAATCTGATACCAGAAAATGCAAGAGGTACTAGAAGCAAAACTAAAACTCCATTTCAAGCAGTAGGAGCTAGAGGTGTCAACTCGTTAGCAGCTAAGTTGCTGCTTGCTTTGTTGCCACCATCTACTCCTTTTTTTAAGTTGACTATTGATAGTCTTGCTCTTATGCAAGAAGGTGCTAGTGAACAAAAGTCTGAGATGGATAAAGCTTTGAGGGTAATAGAAAATGCTTTGATGTCTGAGATAGAAGTATCAAACGATAGGGTAGGAATGTTTGAAGCACTCAAGCATTTGATAGTAGGTGGTAATGTTCTGCTATATTTAACAGACAAAGGACTACAAGTATATCCACTAGAGAAGTATGTAATACGAAGAGATCCTAATGGTAATACACTAGAAATTATTATTAAAGAAACTATAAATGCACAAGCATTACCAGCAGACTTTTTAGAACTCATCAAACAGAAAGAAGAGTATAGCCCTGATGAGATGGAAGATGAGTTGGATATATACACACACGTTAAGAGAGTCAATGATTCTTTTATGTGGCATCAAGAATGTAAGAACGAAAAGATACCAAGCACAGATGGTATGTCTAAAGTAGATGTCACTCCTTTTATTCCTCTCAGGTTTATTCGACAATCAGGAGAAAGTTACGGAAGAGGATACGTTGAAGAATACAGAGGAGATTTGATTTCTCTTGAAGCTATGATGAAAGCAATAATCGAAGCAGCAGCAGCGTCAGCACGAACTTTATTTCTAGTAAATCCCAATGGTGTAACAAGAGCTTCGACTCTAAGCAAAGCACCTAACGGAGCTATAAGAGAAGGCTTGGCTTCTGATGTTTCTGTATTACAAGTCAATAAAGGGGCAGACCTACAAGTAAGTTTTACAGCTATACAAAGAATAGAAGATAGACTTGAGTATGCTTTCCTTATGGCAAAGGCAGTACAGCGTGACGCTGAAAGAGTTACAAGTACAGAACTAAAGATACTTACTAATGAATTAGAGAATAGTCTTGGTGGAATCTACTCTATCTTGACGGAGGAGTTTCAGCTTAGATATTTAAAAAGACGTATGCACTTATTAGTTAAGTCTGGTAAAGCACCCAAGCTACCTGACAACATAGTGAAACTACATATCATTACTGGACTTCAAGGACTTGGTAGAGGGCATGATAGAGATAAGCTTATTGAATTTATAACAACTGTATCTCAAGCTTTGGGTGGAGATATTATGAGACAGTTCGTAAATCTAGATGAAGCAGTCAAGATGCTTGCCACCTCGATTGGCATTGATAGTACAAATCTGATAAAATCACCACAACAGATTGCCGAGGAACAGCAGCAGCTACAGCAGCAAGAGCTTGTTCGATCACTCGGTAGTGCTGCATTATCATCACCTTTGCTTGACCCACAAAACAACGCAAAGGCACAACAATTACAGGAGCAAACTAATGCCAACCAGCAAACCCCAATCCAAGAGTAAAGCTACTGAAGAAGAAACAGCAATGCCTACTGCTGTTGTTAGTAAGCTAGGTGTAAACGATACACCAAAACCTACTGAGCCAAAAGTGGTCAAAACAAAAAATGGTAATACAATTACTTATAACTAATAAATCATTATGACATCATCACAAGTACAAGCTAATGAAACTCCACCAATGTCTACTGGAGATATTGAAAATTTGAGAGATGAGAATGGTCTGATTGATGGGAAGTTTAAGACTGTTGAAGATATGGTAAAAAGTTATAAAGAACTTGAAGGTAAGCTAGGTGATATAGAAAGAACTAAAGAAGAACCAGAAGCTGTTGAAGAGACAGAACAAAATCAAGAAGAACAACCATCACTTAATGCTGAAGAGTTTTATGGTGAAGGTCTTGCTTCTGTATTAGAAGAAGTGGGTATTGATGTAGAAGATATTACTCAAAGATTTTCAGATACAGGTGAGATTAATGAAGATGATTACAGCAAGTTGGGTGAAGCTGGCTTTTCTAAACAAGTTATAGATACTTACCTTCAAGGTCTTAGAGGTGCTACAGCAAATGCAGAAGATATTTCAAATGCAGCAGCTACTGAAATAAAAAATTCTATAGGTGGAGAAGAAGCCTACGAACAGTTAGTGCAATGGAGTTCTAAAAATTTACCAGAAGAAACATTAAAATCTTTTGATGAATTATTAAACACAGCTACTGTACCAGTAATTAAAATGGCAGTAGCAGGGCTAAAAGCACAAATGGATCAAGCACAAGGTTATGAACCAGATTTAATTGGAGGTCGTTCACCACGCAGCGACAACAATCCATTCCAAACACCAGCAGAGATTACTGCTGCAATGAGTGATCCTCGCTATGGTAAAGATGCAGCATACACCCAAAGCGTATATGCAAGAATCGGTAGTTCAGATGCAGTCTAATGGCTAACAAACCTACAAAACCAGAACTCTACGCAAGGATAAAAGCAAAGGTAAAAGCTAGAGTAAAGAAGTGGCCTAGTGCTTATGCAAGTGGACAGCTTGTAAGAGAATATAAAGCTGCTGGTGGAGGTTACACTAAAGCATGAAGAAGCTTACACTTAGTCAGATGAGAACTCTGAAGAAACATTCAGAGCATCATTCTAAAAAGCACATGGATCTAATGAAGAAGCTAATGCGTGAAGGTTCTTCATTCAAAGCTGCACATACTAAAGCACAAAAAGATGTAGGCAAATGAGTCTTGATAGATGGTTTAAAGAGAAGTGGGTAGATGTCAAAACAGGTAAACCCTGTGGTCGTCAGAAAGGTGATGGCAGACCTTACCCTGCTTGCAGACCATCTAAAAGGATTAGTAGTAAAACTCCTAAGACTACAAAAGAATTAAGTAACAGAGAAAAATTAAAATTTAAAGCATCAAAAACTAGCGGTAAGAGAATAAGTTACAATCACAAAAGACGACAAAAAGCAGCATAACTGTTATATTTTATTTAACTACTCTTACTCGTAGTTCATGTCTCCACGCAGAAAATCTTTATCTCTTAGAAAGTCTGACAAGAATCCAACAGGAGGACTGTCTGAAAGTGGGAGAAGAAGAATTAATGCAGCTACAGGTTCAAAGTTGCAACGACCTGTCACTCAAAAGAGTGGACTGTCACCTAGACAAAAGGCTCGTAAGAAATCCTTTTGTGCAAGAATGTCAGGGGTGAAAGGAGCTATGAAAGATAGTAAGGGCAGACCAACACGCAAGGCTCTTGCATTACGCAAGTGGAATTGCTGATACTTCTAATAACAAATCAAGAACTTCTAAGTGCCTGATACGTCAGATAACGCTGAGAAAAATGATTACCAAAAGAAGTAACCAGATTATTAATTTTTATTCAAGGAGTTTAGAATGGCTAACGCCACAGTTTCTAGGCTTGGTCTTGTCAATAATACTGGTACTAACTTTGATGAATTATTTTTAAAGGTATTTAGTGGAGAGGTTCTAACTTCGTTCACAAGAAACAATATCTTTAACGAGCAACTTCATTCAGTTCGTACCATATCATCAGGCAAGAGTGCAAGCTTCCCAGTTTTAGGTACAGCTACAGCAGCTTACCACTCAGTTGGCACACCTCTAGTAGGAGCTAACCAAATCAAAGCTAATGAGAAGATTATTACTATTGATGATCTACTAATCTCACAAGCATTTGTGGCTCAAATTGATGAGCTTAAGAATCATTATGACGTAAGAGCTACTTACGCTGATGAGCTAGGTAAGGCACTTGCCAAGCAGTACGATATTAACGTAGCAAAAGTAATTGCTAATGCTTCCAGAACTTCTACTACTCTTAGTGGTGGTAATGGTGGTACAGTTCTTACACTTGCTAATGGTAATACAAACTCTGCTGCTGTAACAGGTGACGAGTTGGCTGCTGCTATCTATGATATTGCACAGACATTTGACGAAAGAGACATTCCTCAAACAGATCGTTTCTGTGTACTACCACCAGCTGAGTACTACAAACTTGCTGAGTCTGCTACAAGAACTGTAGATACAGACTTTAACCCACAGGGTAATGGTTCGTTTGCATCAGGTAAAATCCAGCAAATTGCTGGCATACCTGTGATGATGTCAAACAGCGTTCCACAAACAAACAGATCTGCTGTTACTGGTGAGAACAACACTTACTCAGGAGATGATAGTAAGACTATCGGTCTTGTCTTCCACAAGTCTGCTGTTGGTACAGTAAAACTTATGGACATGAAAACTGAGATCTCAGGCTCTGACTACAATTTGATGTATCAGGGAACATTAATGATTGCCAAGTACTTACTTGGTCATGGTGTTTTAAGACCTGAGTGTGCAGCTACTATTAAGTTATCTGCTTCCTAATTAACATTTATAGGGTATCTTATTATTAGATACCCTTTTTTTTTATGTATCATTCTGGCAAAAAAAAGAAAACAAAAAAGAAATCTAAGACTACTAGAGATTCTTTAAAACTTTCAAAAAAAAAGTATTAGACCATGACTGTAGCTGCAACCACAGAACTTGAATGTATTAACATTATGCTTGCTGCTATTGGCGAAGCACCTGTTAACAGTCTGACAGGTACAGTTCCAGTTGATGTACGAATAGCACAGTCAACTTTGACAGAAGTTAATAAGCAAGTGCAAGCAGAAGGTTGGAGTTTTAATACTGAGATAGATGTTACCCTTACAAGAAATGCAAGTAACAATGTTGTATTGGGTACTGATGTATTAAGAGTAGATGCACAGACTCATGACCACCCATCAATAGATCCTATACAAAGAGGATTAAAGTTATATGACAGAAAA